TTACGAAACTGATGCGGCGGCCGGCGCATCGCGAGCGGAAATGATGAGCCCCGAAGATCAGGCCGTCATGGAAAGCATCATAAGGCGAATCCGTGAGGCCGCGAACACATCCGATGCGGCAAGTTCGTCCGAGCAATCGACCGCCACCAGCTCTGAGGGCGCGCCACCAGACCACCAAGAGGGGACGCCCCAATGATGCTTTCACAAGCCGAATACGCATTCATTCTGCAGCGCGACTTCATGAGTTTCATCGAGCGCTCGTTCTATGAACTCAATCCTCAGACACGGTTCATCGCTGGCCCCCACATCGAAATAATGGCGGCCAAACTGGAGGCCTGCCGGCAGGGCAAAATCAGACGTCTGATCATCAATCTGCCGCCGCGCAACCTCAAATCCCACTGCAGCACCATCGCGTTCGTTGCCTGGTGGTTGGGTCACAATCCGGCAGGACACGTTATCTGCGCAAGCTATGGGCAGGATCTAGCCGACAAGCTGGCGCGGGATTGCCGCACTGTCATGCAAGGCAGCTGCTACCAACGGCTGTTCCCGACCCGGCTGTCGAATAGGCAAGCAGTCCACGACTTCATGACCACGGAGCAAGGAACGCGCTTGGCAACATCGGTGGGAGGCGTCCTCACCGGGCGCGGTGCCGATTTGATCATCATCGATGACCCGCTCAAACCGGATGACGCGCTGTCCGAACCAAGGCGCAAGGGCGTCAATGAATGGTACGACAACTCGCTGTTGACCCGCCTCAATGACAAGGCTACGGGCTGCATCATCATAATTATGCAGCGGCTGCATCAGGATGACCTGGTCGGGCACGTGCTCGAGCAGGAACACTGGGATGTTCTTTCTTTTCCAGCGATTGCCGAGGAGAACGAAACCCACGTCATCGAGAGCGTTCTCGGCAGCCGGCTGTTCACTCGGCGGGCCGGCGAAGCGCTGCATCCCGAGAGGGAGTCGCTGGAGACGCTGGCAGCCATTCGCCAGACCATGACGGAATACAATTTCGCGGCTCAGTACCAGCAGTGTCCAATCCCGCTGGGGGGCGCCATGGTCAAGACCGCTTGGCTCAAATATTACGAGCCTGGTGAGCTACCAGAACGGTTCACCGGAATTGTGCAGAGTTGGGATACGGCCAACAAGGCGACTGACCTCAGCGATTTCAGTGTCTGCACGACGTGGGGAACTCGAGACGGTCACTTCTATCTACTGGACGTCTTCCGGCACCGCCTAAACTACCCTGAGCTAAAGCGAGCAGCGCGCGAGCTGGCACAGCGGCATCGCGCACATACGATATTGATCGAGGACAAAGCGTCCGGCACGCCTCTGATCCAGGACCTCCGCTCAGATGGATTGTGTGGGATCAAGCCCTATGAACCGCCCGCGGGGACCGACAAGATCATGCGGCTACACCTTCAAACCGCTCTATTTGCGAACGGCCATGTTTTTCTGCCGCGGCATGCGCCGTGGCTCTCAGACTACGTCGCCGAGCTGACCGGCTTTCCTGGCACGAAATTTGACGATCAAGTCGATTCGACCACGCAGGCTCTGCAGTTCCTTAAAGACGGCTCCGACAAGGCTGCGATGTGGGCGCGCTTTGGACGGAGCTTTCGCACGCCGCTAATGCCGACCGCTTCGACCTATACCTCGCCGTTTAGGAACGTGTTTCCGCCCATTTGGCCGCGCTGAGATTGCTTCGACACCGCGCGCTGGCAGCAGTCCCGGATGTCGGGATTCATTTGTTGCGTCTGTGGTCCTCAAATGTCGAGCGCACGTCCGAAATTCTCGTCCGATCTCGGCGTCGCGATTCGAATATGGAATAACTCTATCCCCCATTTTGAGCAACAAAATGATCTCAGGAATGACTGGACTTGCGGTGCGAACAGAGCGTCACTGATTGGGCTCACAGGGCAATTGCCCTTTGGGATCCTTGCCCCGCAGGCTGCATGCCATCGCGGGGTTGCGGCGGTGACGGCGCCAGACGCCGTCGCAACCGATGAAAGGAATCCCGACATGCCCAGCAAGACCACCAAAGACGCCAAGGCTTCGCGCAGCAAGGGCGCGGCAAAGAAAGCCGGTGCCAACGAGGCCGCCCGCCTCCCGACCATGGGCTCCGCCTCCAAGCAGGCTGCGGTTCTTGCCCTCCTGGGCCAGCCCAAGGGAACGACGATCGCCGCGATCATGGAAGCGACCGGTTGGCAACAGCATTCGGTCCGGGGCTTTTTCGCGGGCGTCGTCCGCAAGAAGCTCCAGCTCACCCTGGAGTCCGAGAAGACTGACGACGAGCGCCGGTACCGCATCATCACCGGCAAGCGCGCAAAGCCTGGTACCCAGGACGCCAATCGCTGGGCCGCCTGACCATGCCGTCGGTCGATCCGACAGCGATCGAGGCCGAGATTGGCCTTATCCGGTCCCTCGGCCTCGACGCGCTTCGCACCCGCTGGCGGATGACCTTTGGGTCCATGCCGTCCCCCGCCCTGACCAAAGACTTGATTGCGCGGATGATCGCCTATCGGCTCCAGGAAGAAGCCTTCGGCGGTCTTGATCGCGCAACGGCCAAATTGCTTGATGCCTATGCCTGCGGGGACAAATCCCGCACCGAATTGATGAGACGACTCAAGCCCGGCACAGTCCTCGTGCGCGAGTATCGGGGCGAGCGCCACACCGTCACCCTCGTTCCTGACGGTTTCGTCTGGCAGGGCACGACCTACGGCAGCCTCTCGACCATTGCCCGCGCGATCACCGGCACAGCCTGGAACGGCCCCCGCTTCTTCGGCTTGCGGACTCCGAATGGCGACCGGGCGGAAACCGAGACGGATAAGCCCACAGGGCGCGATCCCGCCTCTTGGCGGCGCAAACACCGTCGTGCGGAGGTACCGATATGAATGCGCCCGCCAAAAAGCTGTTCCGCTGTGCGATCTACACGCGCAAGTCCACGGAACATAACCTCGACCTCGAGTTCAACTCGCTCGATGCGCAGCGAGAGGCCTGTGAGGCCTACATCAAGAGCCAAGCCCACGAGGGATGGCGGCTGATCCCTAACCACTACGATGATGGCGCCTTCTCCGGCGCATCGCTCGACCGCCCTGCTCTGCAAGGTCTTCTAACCGAGGTCCGGTCGGGAAAGATCGACATCATCGTCGTCTATAAGGTGGATCGACTGACTCGATCGCTGGCTGATTTCGCTAAGCTTGTGGAGCTCTTCGACCAACATTCCGTCTCGTTCGTCTCAGTCACACAGTCCTTCAACACCACGAGCAGCATGGGCCGGCTTACACTCAACGTGCTGCTCTCCTTTGCCCAGTTCGAGCGCGAGGTCATCGGGGAGCGGGTGCGCGACAAGATCGCGGCCTCGAAGCGCAAAGGAATCTGGGTCGGAGGGCCGGTACCCCTCGGCTACGCTAGCATCAACAAGAAGCTCGTGGTCGTGCCCGAGGAAGTCGAGACAGTTCGGACGATATTTCGCCGGTATCTGGAACTCGGCTCGATAAGGACCCTCATGCAGGATCTCGATCGCCGCGGCATTCGGACCAAGCGGCGCGCAGCCACCAATGGCCGCACCACCGGTGGGATACGGTTCGGGGTCGGCCCCCTGGCCCATCTCCTGCAAAACCGCTTCTACATCGGTGAAGTCGTCTACCGCGGCAAGGTGCACCGTGGACAGCACGAGCCCATCGTGGATGAAGCTCTGTTCGAAGCCGTGCAGGCGAAGCTCGCTGCCGGTGCCGCTGCCCGATCGCTGCGGCTCAGGGGCTCTCCGGCAATCCTCGCCGGGCGCATCTTCGACGATCGCCGCAATAGGATGACGCCAACCCATACCAATAAGAAGGGCGCGCGATACCGTTATTATGTGTCCCACGCGATCCTGCAGAAGCGAGAAAATGAGGCCGGCAGCGTCTCTCGCATATCCGCGCCCGACGTAGAGCGCGTCGTGGTTAAGGCAGTGCGAGAGCATTGCGTCAGTGGCTCTAATGGCGATGCCGATTTGATAGATGACCGCGAGTTGATCGCACGTCATGTTGAACGCATCACAATCAACTCAAGCGCGATCGAAATCCAGCTCGTCAATCGGGTCCCCGCCGAAGCAGAGCGGGATGGACACGAATTGAGCGACAGAGCCAAAGGCCGTTCAAACCTGGTGGTGCCGTGGCCGACTACGGCCCAGGCCAGCGTTAAGGGCATTCTTGATTCGCCCTCTCCGACCGTGGCCTTATCGGCGAACCGCGATCGGTTACTGACCGCAATCGCAAGGGCGAGAGCTTGGGTTCAAGATCTTGTCGACGGCCGCGCCGCGTCTTTCGCCGAGATCGCAAAACGAGAAGGCAAGGTCGAGCGGCACATCCGGCTGTTGGCGCCGCTCGCTTTTGTTTCGCCGCGGCTCCTTTCCGAGATTATCGACGGCGCAGTAGCCCCTGACCTCACCGTGACCGGCCTAGCCCAGGGCCTGGCATATTCCTGGGCCAAGCAAGAGAATTCCTGTGAAAAACCAGCCATTTCCGCAGAAACAACGGCTGCGGCACGGCCATAAGTTCATGTATTGTTCTGGAGTGCTTGGTGAGTCGTAGCGGCGGAACAACCATGAGCCATTCAGACACTGTTCGCGAGCTAATTGCCGTTCTCAATCCGCAGAATGAGGCCCGTCCCACCGTATTATTGGGTGCTGGCGCATCCTTTTCGTCCGGGGTGCCTTTGGCGGACGAAAGCGTCGAGCGCATCGCGCGGCGGTACTACGCCGAGCGCGTGGTTGGATCGGCTGTGCCGCC